GTTGCTTTGCAACTGACGACGGTAACAGGGTACTAGAAGACCTGAGCAAACGCTTTCTACTAGAGAACGACACTTCTCTTGCTGCACAGAATATAAACTATGAAGCCGCTTACCATAACGGGGAGACCGGAGTCATGAGGTTTATTGTTCACCAAATCCAGCAAGCGGAGAGACTATGACAGAAGTAATGGAAGTAGAAGAAGTTAAAAAGAAAGGACGACCAAAGAAAGAAACCCCATCCGTCGAGGTAGTTTGCGACGAACGGCAATACTTGTTAAGCAGAGACTTTAAATTTGAATGGCTAGATCTGCTTGCGGCACAGTATGGGTTTGATAAGTTCGAGTATCTTCATAAATTTAAAGCGTTCAGATGCTACCGAGAAGGTAAGCATTTAGATTGGATCGACATTAACGATCTATCTTTGCTTAACGGCGGCAGAAGGCTTGACGAAATCCTCTTGAAGCATCAAGCGGTCAGTCCTAAGCGGGCTGTAATTCAATATGCGTGGAGATAACTATGAGTGAACAATCAGTAGAAAACGATGTTGCAGTAGAAGCACAACCAGTTAGTTTAGTAGATGCCGCCCAACCAGAATTATCTGATGGTGAGTACTTCCTAACTGACGGGATCAAGGGAACCGGTGAGGCACCAGAGTGGTACAAGTCTGACAGATACAAGTCAGTCGCAGATCAAGCCGCTGCCTATACTGAGTTAGAGAAGAAGTTTGGCGCATTCAAGGGCGCTCCTAAAGACGGCTACTCAATGCCTGAAGGTATCGATCAAGAAGACGAGTTAATGCAGGAGCTAATGGGCTTTGCGGCTGAGACTAATATGTCTCAAGACTACTTCAATAAAGCGTGGGAATTGCTGTCTGCTCAAGCAGAGGCCGTAGAAGAAGTATCTGCTGAAGCTGAGATTGCCAAGCTAGGCGACAATGCAACGGATCGTATCAAGACCGTAGAACAGTTTATGAAAAATAATCTGGACTCCGAAGTCTACGAGCAAGTTCGTTATGCTGTTAACTCTGCTGAATCTATCATGCTGGTAGAAGCATTGATTAAGAGCACGGCTCCGCAAAAGCTACCTATCGACGGGCATGTTGTTCCTGGTGGAATTACTTGGCCTGACATCGAGAAAGAAATGTTCCGAAAGGACGAGAACGGCAACCTTCTGCGGTCAGTAGACTCTGCCCATGAGAAGAAGATTCAAGAAATGATGTTTGCTTTTGGTGGTGACAAGCCGAATGTTCAGGTATTCGGGTAGGTTGCTTTTATAAAGTAAAATGATATTATATGTCTGTCAGGGACTCCCATCGCGGATCTGACAGATTTGGGTTGAAGGCTGACCGATCTGTCGGGCACTCAGTCGAAACCTCATAACCAGCAAATGTTTCATGTGAAACACTTGTGTAGATTATTATAAATTTTGAGGATTAGACTAATGTCAAAACAATTATCTTCTGTTGCGGTAACAGAATTTGACAGCATGGTTAAACACGCCTACCAGGGCATGGGCTTGCTGAAAGGTTCTGTAACTGTACGCAACAACGTCGTAGGTGATACCTACAAATTCCGTCGTCAAGGCAAGGGCCTTGCAAACCAGAAATCAACTTCAGATCTCGTAACTCCTATGGACGTAAGCCATGAGTTCAAGACTGCTACGTTGGCTAACTGGAATGCGCCTGAGTACACCGACATCTTCGACCAAGCTGACGTTAACTTCGATGAGAAACAAGAATTGGCAATGACTATTGCCGGTGCTTTGGGCCGTCGTTGTGACCAGTTGGTTATCGATGCTATGGATGCCTCGACTCCATTAACAACTACTGTACCTGCTGGTGCTGCAAACTTAACTATGGCTAAGGTAATCCAAGCCCAAGTTGAATTGCGTGACCAAGGTGTACCCAACACTGACCTGTTCGCAGTCATCGAAGCTGAAGGCTTAGGTGGTTTGTTGAACGATGAACTGGCAACGTCTTCGGACTATCAGAACATCAAGGCTCTAGTTTCTGGTGAGATCAATACCCTCGTAGGGTTCCGATTCAACATCATTGAAACTCGGACTGAAGGTGGTTTGAGTGAAGCTGCCAACATCGTCGATTCATGGTTCTATCAGCGTCCTGCTGTTGGCTTGGCCGTTGGTATTGACATGAAAACTGAAATTAACTGGATCGCTGAACGTACCTCTTGGTTGAGTAATGGTATGTTGAAAGCTGGCGCTGTCGTTCGCGACGAAGGCGGCTTGGTTAAAGTTCAGTATGACAAAACTGCATAAGGAGAATTACTAATGGCATTTTTAAGAAGCGGTTTTTCTCGTATTGGCGGATCTGGTGACTCAGGTACGGTTTGGAAATATAGTTCTGAAGACTCTATTGCCACCGCACTCGGAGCTAACTATTTCCTACCAGCGATTGGTGAAATAGCTGTAAACGACGTAGTTATGGTAAGTGATTCCAACGGAACCCCTGCTGTAACGGTATCGTTCTGCAAAGCTAATAATGGTTCTACGACCATTACAATGGCATCTGGAACCGCGTTAGGCGATTCCTAAGTTATCGGGGGTCTTCGGGCCCCCATTTCTTTTAGGTAACAATATGGCAACTAAAATTGGCGTAGTTAATGGTGCGTTAGTCTTGATCGGGGATACTCCAATCAATTCACTAATCGGCGGTTCTAGGGCGCAACAAGTTGCTAATACGTTGTATGACAGCATTGTCCGGTCTGAGCTAACAAAGCACAGATGGGGATTTGCTAGAGTAAAAGCACAGCTATCGCTTACAACGGAAGTTCCAATCGATCAAGAATGGGACTCAATCTATCAGCTACCTTCAGATTTATTATTCCTGATTAAGATATATCCAGGAATCAGATACCAGATTTATGGCAATAAAGTGTACGCCAACAATACAGGCCCACTTTACTGTGACTATATTTATAACGCTCCAGAATCAACATGGCCACCGTACTTCACTCAGATGATTGAGTATGCACTGGCTAAAGATTTTGCAACGAGCATCCGAGACAGTTCAGCATCACGGCAAGAAATGTCTGCTGAGTATGTAAATGCTTCTAGGATGGCTCGATACACAGACTCCCAGCAATACCCAATGACACCTATCACGAGTAATCCTTTTGTTAATGTGAGGTTTTAATGGCTTTCACCAACAGCACACTTTCTCATGTTGGTGGGTCTTCTCCAGCGCCAAGAATCTATACGTACTACACGTTAGACTCTCAAACATTAGTGACATCTACAAACTATTTTAGTGAAGCGTCTACAAAGTTTCAGGTAAATGATTTAATTCATATCGTAAATACCAACTTGGTATACACGCTACTGGTTACAGCGGTAGCCAAGAAGTCAGTAACGGTACAAAGAAGTGGCATTACAAGTGCTGGGTGGGCTGCATACGAAGACTCAAGGGTTAGCACGTTAACATTAACTGCCGATACCTTAACGGTTCTGCCAAACAATGCTTTAGGATCAAACACTACTAATTCTTATCTTCCGTTAGGCGTTACTAATTTGTGGAACGCAGGAACAAGCTCGTTTGATTTTACTGAATTAGCAGTAGGCGATGCGGTTGAACTACGGGTATTGGTTGAACCAACTACGGCTAGCAACAACACCCAGATTGAATTGGATTTGTATCTTGGCTCTGGCGTTAATCAGTACAAGGTTCCGTTTATTACAACGCAGAATTTCCAGTTTGCTGGGTTATTTGAGGCTACTCGATACACTTCATTTCCCATAAGAAACGAAGATACCAGAACGTCGCCAGCACAATTCAAGGTAATTGCTAATAAAGACTGCACAATGCAGACAGATGACTTTTTAGTTAAAGTGACACGAAATGGCTAAATCACGCTTCATCCAAAATAACTTTGTTAGTGGCGAGCTATCCCCATTAATGCGAGGCCGTACTGATATTAATCAGTATTACCAAGGGTTGCAGACAGCTAACAACGTCGTTCTAGTCCCACAGGGTGGCGTCAAGCGTCGTCCTGGCACTGAGCATATCGATACTGTCCTGAATAAACTAGAGCGCCTAACGGCTCAGAATCCAATCATGCCTAATGGCGGGTCTGGATCAGTAGCTAATGACGGTGACGACACTACTACAACGTCTACAACGCTGGGTATTTCAACGATCAACCCATACGTTGTTGCGTACTACGACCGTACTACAAGCATTGGTAATACGGCAATATTTGCAGACCTAAGACAGATTAGCCTGTCTAGCGGGTCGTCTACTGAGTTCGTCATACAAGATTCTCCTAACGCAGCAACATGGACTACCGTTGGCACTGTTCCACTACTCGGGACAAGCCCACAAGACTTTAGAATTCCCATTGGATCAGGAGAAAGATACGTTCGTTTAGCTAGAGTTGGGGCGGATCCACTTGGTGCGTCTGTTGTTACCTTGGCAGGGTTCAACCTAATCACCCAGACAAGTGCTGCTGGCGATCCATCAGAATCTAAGTTATTAAACTTTAGCGTAACGACTGATCGAAACTATCTATTATCGGTTACTGACGGGAATATCAGGATTTTCAAGAATCCAGGAACCCATGTTGCCGACGTTAAGGTTCCGTACACTGCCGCCCAAGTAGCAACTATTAGAGATACGCAAACAGAAAGCGTTATGTTGCTGTTCCAAGAAGACGTGCCACCACAACGATTGATTAACTTGGGTACCGATGCGGATTGGTTCTTGGATGAAGTGCCATTCACCAATGTTCCGACGTATGACTTTGATGATGATCTGAGTCCTACTCCAGTTAACGAAATACAGGTAATGACACTGACTTCATTTGTTGCTGGGGATACATTCCAAGTAGACGTTGAAGGCATATTGTCAAAAAATATCACTTTTGCAGGAGATGCAACCGCAGATCAACGAAGCTCTACGGTATTCAACATCCAGAAGAACCTGCAAGAGATGCCTAATTTTGGAGAGACTGGTGTAGATGTGGCCAGAACGGGCGCTTCGGCTTACACAATAACGATTAGCGGTGAGTCTACTAAGGATTTTGAGCTATTTTCTGGATTTGCTACTAGCGGTACTGCAAGCAAGACGATTGCATTTGTTCAAACTCAGGCCGGATCACCTAGAAAAGAACCCGTATGGTCTGCTACTAGGGGCTATCCTAAGACTGCATGTTTCTTTGAAGGTCGATTAGTCCTTGGCGGCACTAAGTCCAAGACTGCATCGGTATTCTTTTCCAAGTCTGGGTCGTTCTTTGACTTTGATATTGACGATGGTGATGACGATGAAGGTATCTTTGCTACTATCTCATCTCGCAAGCTAAACGAAATCATCGACGTATATCCTGGCAGAAATCTACAGATATTTACGTCTGGGGCTGAGTTTTCTGTCACCAGTAAGCCGGTCACGCCTACAAGTGTAGGAGTATCTCCGCAAACTAATCATGGTGCATCGTATGTAGAAGTAGTGGACGTAGACGGATCTACCATATTCGTGGATAGAAACGGTAAGACCATCTACGATTTTGTCTACTCGTTCAACGAAGATGCTTATGTAACGCATGACAGGTCGGTACTATCGTCTCATCTAATTAAACAGCCCACAGACATGGCTATGTTGTCTGGCACGACTAGCGAAGATGCTAACTGGTTGTTCATAACGAATACTGACGGTACGGTTACAGTCCTTAATACACTGCGAGACCAAGACATCAATGGGTTTACACGATGGGAAACTGCATCTACAACGTATCCTACTGCTACCCCTGAGCCTGGAGTTATCACTAATGCCACGGTAGTAGACGATCAGCTATACATGATCGTTAAAAGGCAAGTTAATGCTCTTGCCGATACTAAATACCATATTGAACGCTGGTCATTCGATCATTTGATGGACGATTCAACGATATTCAATCCTGGCCCAACGGATACCTTCATATCTGGCCTTAGCTATCTAAATGGATTGACCGTTCAGATCGTAGCAGACGGTATTGTATTGCCAGAAAGAACCGTTAATGCTGGTCAAATTACACTAACAGCATCAGAAGTAGGCTATACCAATGTCGAGGTAGGTCTAAACTTCCCAGTACAAATCACTGGTATGCCGTTAAATACTAATATTGGCAGTGGTGAGAACCAGATGCGTATCAAGCGTATCGTCCGCATGAACATCAGGGTCTACCAGTCCTACGGGTACTATGTAGACGGTCAACCGGTGCCTATTAGAGAGTTCGATTACTCGATAGACTCACCGTTAAACACGTCACCTAACGCTAAAACTGGCATAATAGAAGACGTACTGAACAATATAGGTTGGACTAGAGACGAAATGCCATCGATAACGGCACCAGACCCTACTCCTGTATTTATACAGATGATTGAATACGAGGTTGAAAGTAGCTAATGCCTATTCCATTTTTATTTCCAATACTTGCAGCAACAACCGCAGCAGTAGGGGCTAGAGCACAATATGTTTCTGGCAAGACTCAACAAATAGAGCTACAACGTCAAGCCGAAGAAGAAAGAATGGCTGCCCAAAGCCGTGAGTTGCAACGTCGAGAAGAATTGAACAGAGCACTTGCTGCTAATGTAGTCGGTCAAGCTATGTCTGGTATCTCAGGAGAAGGGACTCCAGCTAGTATCGCGTTGGCTAGTGCTGAAAGGGCTGGTCTTAGCGAGGCTACTATTGGCTTATCTGAAAAACTAAAACAGGCTCAATTACGCCGTCAAGCAGGATATGCCAAGCAAGCAGGATATATGGCTGCTGGTTCTACGTTACTGAAAGGCGGTTTGCAAGCAGCACAACTGATGCCTGGAGAAGAATAACATGGCTCAGAAGCCTATTGGATATTACGGAGAGTTCAGACCCACGGGAGTAGATACGTCTGCTGCGCGTAGGTTTGAGGCGCTTGCTGGTTTAGCGGGACAAGTAGGCGATATTGCTGCGGCGTTTGGCAAAAAGAAAGTTGCAGAACAAGCCTTTTTAAAAGAAAAAAACGATATAGCTGCTGCTGAAAAAGCGGCAAAACTTGCTGGTAATGCGTCGGCTATTAGTGCTACTCCATTAGAGTTGAGAGAGTACGATGACGTTCAAACTTACGAGCAAGATAGAGTTTTTAACGCTACTGCTGAAGCTGCATATACTGCTGGGATTCAAAACGAAATAACTGGCATAGTCTCAAGAGCTGCGGCTGCAAACCCAGAAGACATTGAAGGGTATAGAAACCTAACGTCAAGCGGTATGAACGGCTTGCTTAGTGTTGCTCCAGAAGAAATGCGTCCAGCTTTTGAAAGCTATTTCTCACAGTTAAATCAAACCTCTGCATCTAGGATTTGGAAGGCTCAACAGAAGAAGCAGAACGATATTGATTCGGCAACAATTCAAACGGCATTAGTCGATCAATCTGTAAACCTTGTCAATCTTGCAAGAAGTAACGATGCAGAACAATTGCGTAATGCAGCGTTAATTTGGGTTGAAACAGGCAAACAAGGAGTTGCTAAAGGTTTAATTGATAGTGGCAAACTTGCTACTCAAACAACAGAATTAAGAGATCGATTAGCAACGCAGTCTGCTTTAGGAAGATTTGATTTAATAATTAGAAATGAAGATCAAACAGTAGAGCAACGAATTGAATCTGGTCAAAACGTAATTGATCAAATTAATAAAAGAGATACGTTTCAGGTAGAAGACCCGTTTGATCCTGAAAAGATGATTACGCTAGATGCTGATGAAAAAGATGCTCTTGTAAAAGATCTAGAAAGTGAATTAAAAGACTTTGAATCTGAAGAAATTAAGAAGGTTGAATCAGAGATTCAGGCCAGCAGATTTACGCAAATTTCTAACTATTCCTCTGCAATGGAAACGGTTCAAGATGTTTCAATAAGCGATAATGATAAATTATTTTCTATTGCTGAATCAGAAATGAAAGGAAGCATTGGGCGAGAAGAAGCCGTATTGCTTAGAAGGTACGTTACGTCAGCTAAGGCCCTCAATGCTGTTACAAACTCTGAAGTCATGGGTGATATTGTAGCTAGAGCATACGATCTAAATGCCGACTTTGACATGGATGCTAACTCAAATAACTACTTGCAAGGTGTAAACAATCTTAGAGAAGACATATTGATTGCCAGATCAAAAGGAGATCTAACTTCTGACGATGAACTAAAGTTAAATAATCAGTTAAAGACTCTAACTGCCGCAAAGATTGCAGGAGCAACATCAGAGATTGCTAATGCTAATTCAAAAGCAGACCGAACAATCAAAGAATCATTGCAGCCAGACTTGTGGGGTGTTGCTAGACGAGACTTATTAGACGCTGTTCGTTTAAGAAAACAAGAAATTGAAGACGAAGGTCGTACAGTAAGTAGGCGGGAAGAAATAAATCTATGGTCAGAGCTGGCTCCAAGCGTAGTATCTGGCATACAAGAAAAGAGACGTGGAGAATCAATAGAAAGAGTTAACAGAATTCTTGCAATCCCAACAGTTACTACTCAAGCAGAATTTGATGCGTTACCTTCTGGCGCTAAATTTATTGAGAATGGCGTACAATATGAGAAGCCTTAATGCCTAGTCAATTTGGTGGAATACCAGTAGAAGAACCTAGAGAGGCTCAACAAAGTTCATTTGGTGGTGTGTCATTAGATGTATCTGAGCCTGTGCAAGTCAACATTCCAGAGGCTAATTCTTTAGCACTGGGAAATACAATCAAGCCTGATACAAAAGATCCAGAAGGCGTAGAGCTATTAGATGAGGCTGACGCTCAACGGCAACAAATGATTGCCTTAGCATCGACTAGGTTTCCGCCTGATGTAGTAGAAGGATGGAAAAACAATCCAATTGGTTTTGGTGAGACTGGTGATTTTTTAACTTGGTCTCAAGTCTTACCTGGAGGCGGCATTGCCCAAGGCGTAGAAGCATTAAATATCCTTTCTGTCTCAAAAAAAGTAGAAGCTGGAGAAGAATTAACCACTTCAGAACAGTCTACATTAGACGAATTTGTTAACAAGCAAATAGAAATGTCCGTAAGAGGCATGACTTATGGTGGTGAATTTCGGTACTACGGATCTCAAATGCCAGCGTTCATGCTTGAATTTGCTGCATCTGGAGGCCCAGGAAAGGCCGTTCAAACTGCGACTGTACAAGCAATAACAAAGGGCGTTGCCAAAAGTGCATTGCAACAAGCTACTGCAAAACAAGTTGGACGAGTAGCAAGAGTAGCTACACAGTCAGGTCTTATGGTTCCAATGGGGGTTGCCAATTATGGCGAGCAAAGACTTGGGCCTTGGATGGTTACTGATAAAGGTCAGTTAATTTTTACGGAATCTAAAGATACCCCTGCCCTGAGTGCATTAAAGGCTTATGCCCATGTTAGCGCAGAAGTGGCTAGTGAATTGTCTGGCGCAACCATTGCCAAGTACGCAATCAATCCTGTTACTAAACGCTTAAAAACACCGTTAATCAATGGAATTAACAATCTGCCAGAAGGTTTAAAGCTGGGATTGTTTGAGGCGTATAAGAAGATTAAACCTAACGCTACCATATCTAAAGCATTTACCGCTGGCGGATGGAATGGAATGCTGGCAGAGCTAGGTGAAGAACGTGTTGCCGATGTTTTGAGAGAAACAACCAACATTGTGCTGGAAGAAGGTTATACGTTTGACCAAGTGTTAGATGGTATTACGCCTACAAAAGATCAGTTATTGCTAGAGGCTGGTCTGATTTCTGCATTGGGTGGCGTTAAAGCTGTATCAAACATTGCTACTAATTTGCTTATTCAAAAAGGTTTTACTAGAAAGGAAGCAGAAGAAACTGTCAGTAACATGGCAATGACTGAGCAAGAAGCATTTGTTGAAGGTCAATTGCAACTAGAGTCTGCGGTAGTAGAAACAGAACGAGAAGCCGCTACTGGCAAAATCCCTACTAGCGTTCAGTCCGCAATACTAGAATCTTATGACCAGCTAAAAGAAGGCGACATAACTCAAGCCTACAAGGCAAAAGAAGAAAGCCTAAAAAAGTTGGGTAAGGCCAGAACTAATGCGTCTAGGGCCAATACTCCGTTGGCAAAACTTATAGCGTTTGTAAATCAAACTACTGTTCAAACTGCTGCTGGTGAAAGCAAAGACAATACCAAGTCTGGTATCAACATTGATTCCTATGTGATGGAAACTGGCGCTGAAAAGTCAGAATTAAGATCAATCAATAAGAAGCTAGGTTACACGTTATTCCGAGCTGAAGGTGGAATGTTAATTGACCAGATAGTCGAAAGTCTGCCGCAAACTGAATACTGGGGGCCTGAGTCAACTTTAGCTGACGTAATAGAGGTTATTGACCAGATTGTAGCAAACCCAAAGCTGCCAGCTTATAACGAAAAACAAGCTGACTTGGACATTATTGAAAAAGAAATCGAGGTTCTTGAGCAGACTAAAAACGAAGAACTTGAAGACTACTATAAGAATTTACAGACTCGTCAAGAAGTCGAAACTGCGGAACTAGAAAGGATTAGCCTAGACGAGCTTGAAGCAAGTTTAGAGCAGGAATACCCAACTATTAGCCTGGAAGAATTTGATGCTTCTATGAAGTTAATGGAAGATTATATTGCGCTACAAGAGTCTCTAGTAGAATCGTTTGATAACCCTATTTTAGAATCTCAAACAGATGCAGGATTAGAATCAGAAGGGTTAAACATAGACCCTAATGAAAGCATCTTTAATGATTTTTACTACACATGGTTTGACAGATTTGGCGCGTTAGTAGATTTATCTAGGGAAGCTGTGAAACGAGGCGCTACCTTAGCAGACGGGCAAACTACGGATTACTTGATTCGTCAGTATTATTCTGTTGCTGGATTGGCCAAGCAAATACTAACGGTCAACACCAACACTATAAATCCAGACGGTCAGATAGAGATTACAGGCAGAGGCTTGCGTTCTATCTTGGATGATTTTGACAATCTTATTATTCGGCTGGAACCTAATAAGAATCAACGCAATCAAGATTTAAAAGACTACCTAATAGCCAGAAGGTACTGGAACGATCTGCAACAACGAGAAGATGTTGAGGTTACTGAGCAGCAAAAATTAGATTCTGCCAGGACGCTAGATTCTTTGGCTATGAAATATGGCGATAGTCTTAAATGGTTTGATGAGACGGCTAAAGAAATTTATGAGTTTCAGAAACGCGTCCTGCGTATAGCAGTTGATTCTGGCAATATGAAGGAAGAAACCTATAAGAATATTACTGATAAAAACCAAAACTACATTCCGTTTCAGCGTGTTTTAGATGAAGAATTTGGCGAGTACGATTCTGCTGGACAAGGCAAAGTATTCACTAACGCTACAATTAATCGAGTTATAAAGAAGATTGTAGGTTCTGAGCGAGAAGTTAAAGATCCAATAGAATCTATAATTAAAAATACTTTTAGGATAGTAGACCTTGCGGCCCAAAACAAAGTTGCTCTCTCTATCTCCTCTCTTGCAGACATTATGCCTGAGTACATTCAGCCTATTGGCCCATTAATGGAGACAATAGAAGTAGACGGAAAGAAAGTAAAACGCCCAAGCAAGGAAGCACCTAAAGGCACTGTCACTGTATTTGAAGATGGGAAAAGAAAGTATTACAGGGTAGCACCACCGATATTGAAAGCTGTTGAGCAGATGAGGCCAGAACAATTTAATTTTGTTCAAAAGTTTTTACAAGCTCCAGCATCTGTTCTAAGAGCAGGAGCAACATTGATCCCTGAGTTTTGGGTGCGTAACGTGCTGCGAGATATGCAAAGTGCGTTTATCCAATCGGAATCCAGACCTATCCCTATCATTGATCCTATTCGCGGGTTAGTAGCATTAATTGGAAAAACAGACTTACACAACCAATGGATGCAAGCTGGTGGTTCGTTTAATAATTACATGGAATTAACCGATAATGGCATGGCTAAAGCTCAGAAAGAGCTTATTAGTAATGACGGGAAGATAGCCAGGTACTTAAAGAATCCACTACGAATACCTGAAGATATAAGTTTGACGTTTGAACAAGCAGTTAGGATTGGTACGTTTGCTGCCGCCAAGCGAAAAGGCATGTCAGATACCAAGGCTGCATTTGAGTCTAGGGATGCTACTTTAGACTTTGCTAGGGGCGGTACTGCGTCTAAGGCAATCAATAAATACGTTCCATTCTTTAACGCAGGGATGCAGGGTGCAGATAAGCTCTACCGTTCTATGCGAGACAATCCAAAAGCTACTACGATGTGGGCAGTTGGCACGATTACGATGCCTAGCTTAATCCTATCTGGTTATTATTTGTATGGCGCTCCAGATGATGAGCGAGAAGAATACTCTGAAATTCCCCAGTGGCAAAAGGATATGTTTTGGATATTCAAAATGGATGGTGAGTGGCATCGGTATCCAAAGCCATTTTCATTAGGGTATCTATTTGGTTCTATCCCAGAAAGATTCATGGCCTGGGGTCAGTCTAAGGGCATTAAGGATGTGCAAGATTTTTGGATGCAGTTAGTCAAGGGAGTAGTTGGTTCTATTAGCCCAATTTACGATCCTAGTGCCGCAATCCCTCCGTTAGTTAAAGTGACCATTGAGAACATTGCCAACTATAACTTCTTTCAAGGTCGTAATATCTACCCTGCATGGATGAAAGATCTGCCTCCAGAAGAAAGAAAAAGCAAGTACACCAGTAGAACTGCGGAAGAAATTGGGGAAATACTAGGCGTTTCACCGGCCAAAGTAGATAATACAATGAGGGGCTTACTTGCCGGTAGTTCTCAGTATGTTACAGATGCTGGCGACTACATTCTCAATGAAGTAGATAAATGGAACGGGGAAGAAATACCAGCTAGGCCAACTAGCCCTATGGATACGCCGTTAATTAGAGCCTTTGCGATGAGGCCGCCAACGGGATCAGTAGCAGAAAGTACGGGTATATTTTATGATTCTGCTGGGTTAATTAAGCAAACCACTAACAAGCTAGACGATCTTAGGGGTGAAGAACGGGCGGAATACAGAGAAGAAAATATAGCATTAGTCAGATCGGAAAGAGCTTTTAACTCTGCAACTAAAAATATTAGTCGATTAAATAAAAGACGAAATTTAATTTATGACAACCTGGTGATGACTGGCCAGGAAAAACAAGAAGAACTCAGAAGGCTTGATGATTTGATCCTTGAACAAGCTAAAAGAGCTAATGCAGTGCTAGATCAGAACATTAGAAATTTAGAATTAAATGGGATGGGTGTAAGATAGCAGGTCGTTATTAGCCATTATTTTTGATAAAATCAAACGAATTACAGGTGCCCTATGACAGTATTAGACAACACTCCAAGAGACCAATACACCGCTACCGGTGGCCAAGTTGCGTTTTCATACACGTTTGAGATCGCCGCTGAAGGTGATATTGCGGTCTTACAGAACGGCGTACTGCTCAGTTTAGGCACTGGTGCTGGCGAATATGCGGTTACTGGCGTAGGCTCAGACACAGGCGGCGTGGTCACACTGGTCACTGGCGCTACTTCTGGGGACATTATAACCCTATACCGTGACATGGCATTAGAGCGTCTCACGTCCTACACCAATGGCGGTGACTTCCTAGCGGCAGACGTAAACAACGACTATGACCGTCTATGGTTAGCGCTCCAGCAGAATACTGGTGTATCAACTAGAGCCTTAGTAGCACCTAATACCGATCCTACCGACATTAACATGACGATTCCTGGCAAGACGACTCGTCTAGGGAAGTTGCTACAGTTCAATGCTACTACCGGAAACCCTGAAGTTGTATCGCCATTTATCACTGGCCAAGTGGTATCGGTAACAGAATTTGGCGCGACTGGTGACGGGACTACTAACGACACGGTTGCAGTGCAAGCTGCTATTGACTCGATACCTAATGGTGGAACGATTTATTTCCCTCCTGGCACCTATAGAATTGCAAGAACCGTTGGGACTAATGACTCTTGGGGTCTTAAGGTAACAGCAAACAACATAACTTTAATGGGAAATGATGCCTATTTGAGACGATATGACACAGACATAAGCACTTATGCCTTATCTTATCCGATCTTATTTGTTGGCACACCAGACTCGAATGGCGCCTCTCAAACCATAAACTTCACGGCAGACTCATTAAAGTTTATTGGAGAAGACACTCAGCACGCAATCTCAGGAAGTGCTCCTTCTGACAAACGTAATGCAATTGAATTTAAAAATACCAATTCAACAACGGTCAGGAATTGTCAATTTACAAGTACAGATAGTGCTGCAATCTTCTACCAGTATCCTGTGATGTACGATTACGGCAACTCAGTGCATTACAACACAACAAAAAACTACAACAGTGAAATTACAAACTGTAGATTCTATGCAAATGCTCATGCCGTTGTTGGCCGAGCATTGATCCATCTTTTTAATTGCCGTGGTGTTGATCAGATCATTATTGATAGCAATTACTTTCAATGGTGTGATGTTGTACTGAGTGGTGAGGGCACTTATTCTGGGCTTAACCAGTCGGAAGATTCTTTGTACACTCCGTCCGAAGCAGGATGGGCGTTAGGTGATGTTAAGCGCACCGGAAGGGATTGGTTATTTTCCAACAACATCGTAGTGAACTCATCCGAACATGCTGTTTATGCTTCTGGCATGAACGCAACAATCTCTGGTAATACTTTCCGAGCAGAAAACTCAACGGTCTGTATTGGTGATATTAAAATCAGGTCAATTGGCGCGGTGGTCACTGGCAATTCAATCACAACAGGAGCAACTGGTGGAGGCGTTTCAGTATCGACACCATCTTATCATGTGTCGATAACAGGCAATATTATATATTCTGACAGCCTCACCAGTGTAGGTGGTGTTATTGGTATCGACTCAAATGACCTTACAACTTACATTGATGCTCGGGCTTGGCTTACTGCTTATCAGGCTATGGAAAACATTACTATTTCCGGCAATAGCATTAGGCTTCCGGATAGTACGGCAACGGGAGTGAACCATGTTGGGATTAGAATTTACAGTAGCGACAGCGATACTAATTTCCCAGAAGGGCAGTTAAGAAATGTAACAGTTAGCGGAAATGACATTAAGAACCACAGGCATGGTGTTTACGTTATTGGGAGAATGGCTCGAAACATTGTAATTGAAGGCAATACCTTCGATGCAAAGCCTTATACCTCAGCAGGATTTGGTGCTGGAACAACAATGAACACTGAAACATCGTTGATGATCTATAAGACATCGACCAATGCTGCTCGAGATGTTGTCTTCCGAGATAATTTTGTTTCTGGATCTAACTACCTGTTTGCTACCAACGATAGCGGTGGAACATCGGTAGATATACCTTGGGGCATAACTGACAATTATCTTTACGCAATCAAGAATTTTAAGACCACCGATATGAGAACGCCGGCGCAATACAATGCCTTCCGAGACAATACAGGTTATTACTTCTTGGATAGAACCGGATGGATTGGGGCACATTCCTTGGGCAATTCTTTATCAAATGGCGTAAGTAGCAACACTGGATTGAAATACAACCTTGCCTACAATGGTACGAACATTATTTTCTACACCGATGACGTGGGAACAAGAATTACTCTTTAATATAAAGCACCGATAAAGGTAAATATTATGACAATTAAGCAATTAGGTGGTGTATTCGGACGCAATCCCACATTCAACAATGCGACTATTGACGGCGAACTGATCATTGGTGATTCATCTGCGTCTACAGTAGGCACCTCTGCCTACTTAGTGGGCGATAACTTTTATTTGAATAACCAAGAATCGGGAATCTTGAGCTTTGGTACAGACGCAACAGCACGCCTAGAGATATCGAGCACGGGCGAAATCTTCGCCTACAAACAATACATAGGCGGCTTTGGCGCGCTCGCGACTAGCGGCACCGATAGTTTTGATCATTCCTCAAACGCTAGAGCGGGTAATGCTTACACCTTACTTCAGGGTAGCGATACTGGCGGCCCCGGAGGAACAGCTTATTACCATGTGTTTAATTATGAATATAATACAAAGGATGGTACTGGGAACATGACTCAATTGGCATATGGATACAATGACCTCAAGGCATACATGAGGTATAAATATGTTGGGACTTGGAGTTCGTGGGTGGCACTACATTAATAAAGGAAAATGACATGAGATATTTATATATAAATCAGACTGAAAATAGGATTTCTCTAATTTCCAAAAAGCCTGAACCTGAAATAATTACCGATAATTGCGTTGAGTATATTGTTAAAGATGAATTTGACTTAACAAAAGAAATGGACGATGGGTTTGGTAATGTTAAAGCACTAGAAGGCTTTCTAACAGCAGAAGAATTTCTTGCTAGATATAATTCAGACTATCAATCGCAGCGGGCAGGTGCCTATCCTCCTGTTGAAGATTATTTGGATGCGGTTGTAAAAAATGACACCGCAGCAATTGAAAAATATAAAGCTGATTGTTTAGCCGTAAAAGCAGCATATCCTAAATAAGTCGGATTTAGACGAAAAGGAAAATGAATAATGACTACATATATTGAGAAACAGCTCTTTGCCGAAGACACCTTTAGCCTTTCAACTAGGTTCGAGGGAGACTTTAACTTCTCTATCCGAGGCATCTTTAATGCTGGTACTACTGTCACCGTACAGCGCAGTGTGGATAACTCTAATTGGCTAGACGTTGATACCTTTACGTCTACCGGCGAGAGTGTAGGCTATGAACCTGAGCTAATTTACTATCGTGCTGGGATCAAGGCTGGAGAGTTCGGTGCTGGAACCAACATCTTTATACGCTTCGGTGGCAAGTGGATCACTGGCGTTCCTGTAGCTTGACCCATGCAAGAAGAAGCTAAAACAGTTATGGATTCATTAGCAGTAGGAGGCACTGTGGCTACACTTGCTGGCTGGCTTCCTAGTGTCGCCAGTTTATTCACGATCATCTGGTTAGCGTTGCGTATCTGGGAGTCTGATACTGTTCAGAAGCTCGTTAAACGAGATGGCTAATGATTGCTGAACTAGCCGCATTTAATGCCGCCTTTGGTGTGGTAAAGGGCTTTATCGCTAACGGCAAGGACTTGCACGATTGCTTTGGTCAGATCGGCCAGATGGTCAACGCTAAAGAAGATCTGAAATCACGCCAGCAAAGGAATAAGAAATCTTTGTTTGCAAATGATGCAGAGGAGTTCATGGCCCTTGAGACGATAGCTAGGGCAGAGCAGGAACTGCAAGATTTTATGGTTTACTACGGACGGGCTGGCTTGTGGGACGACTTTATTGTGTTTCAAGCTAAGGCTCGCAAGGCAAGACTAGAGGCTAAGAATGCACACGCCCAGAAGATTAACCAGCGAATGCATTATGCTGGACTTGCAGTGAGTTGCGTCTTGGTTGCTGTCGGGCTGTATGCCTGTTTCACAATCATATATGCGATTGTAAAATAACCATGGAGGCTGACAAGTAATGTGGCAAGCACTGATAGGGCCAGTCACTAATCTAGTAGGCGGCTGGATGAATAACAAGGCCGAGGAGAAGCAAGCTAAACATCAAGCTAAACTCCAGGTCATCCAGAACAATGCTGATTGGGAATCCAAGATGGCAGACGCTAGTGCTCATTCGTGGAAGGATGAGTTCTGGACGATCATACTATCAATCCCTATCTTTATGGTTGGTTATGCCATAGCTATCAACGATATTGGTGTGATCGATAGGGTTGACGCTGGATTCCAAGCACTGTCACAATTGCCTGAGTGGTATCAGTATCTACTGTTCATTGCGATCAGTAGTTCATTCGGTATCCGTGGTGTATCCAAGCTAATGGAATTGAAGAAGTGAGCGAGTCGTTACTAAGTCGTATCGGTGTATCTGGCTACAACAAACCTAAGCGTACACCTAGTCATCCTACTAAGTCTCACGTTGTGGTGGCTAAGTCTGGCGATCAGGTCAAGACTATTCGATTCGGTCAGGCTGGTGTCAGTGGATCTCCTAAACGTGAAGGCGAGTCTGAATCTCGTAGAAAGAGACGTGAATCATTCAAGGCGCGTCATAGAAAGAACATAGCCAAGGGCAAAATGTCTGCGGCTTACTGGGCAAACAAGGTGAAATGGTAATGAGAAAACCAAAGAAAGGATTGTACGCAAACATCCAAGCTAAACGTGCTCGTATCGCTGGTGGATCTGGCGAGAAGATGCGTAAGCCTGGAACAAAGGGCGCTCCTACTGCTAAGGCATTTAAGAGTGCAGCGAAGACCGCATACAAGAGATGACGTTCAAGTACTTTACCCGTCAAGAATTTGACTGTCAGGAGACTGGCGAAAATGAAATGGAAGATGAGTTCATCCATGCACTCGATGCGCTACGGTCAGAGTGTGGGTTTCCGTTCAAGATCACCAGTGGTTATCGCTCACCCAAGCACTCAATCGAGGCCAATAAGTCTAAACCTGGCACTCATGCCCAAGGGATTGCAGCAGATATCGCCGTGGCAGATGGCAACCAACGCTATCTCGTGGTAAAAAATGCTATGGCACTGGGCTTTAGCGGCGTAGGAGTGGCTAAGAGCTTCGTACACGTCGATACTCGTCTTGGTGTACCCGTGGTGTGGGTGTATTAAAGGGGCCTTAGAGACCCCTATACAGCGTCAGAAAGGTAGGTCTTCTTCATCCAATGGGGCAGCAGGTTCAGCCTGTTTAGGTGCTGATTGACCTGAATCGCTCCAAAAGGTTTTGACATTGCCAATGTACGGAGCCTTAACACCCTGCTCCCGTTCTTCTTTGCTCAGTGATTGTTGAATACCACCGTTGTTGTCGTACTTATCCTTCTCACTATCGATGTAGGCTGTACAGTTTGCATAGATAGATCCATTCTTGCCTTTGTAGAACTTAGACTTGTCTAGCTTTGTGACATCAATTGAAAAGTTTACGCCAATCTTACTCATCGTTATTTTCTCCTTCAGTGTTTAAAGTTGTCATTAGGGCTGTAAGTTTTTCTTTCTGTTCTGGATTGAACCGATTGAAAACCACGTTCTTAATGTATGGGTTTAAATCGTTAGTGATTTCTTTAACGCCTATAGCATCTTCTTCATTGACGCAGTTATTAATATCAACGCAGTAGTCCGCTATCATCACGTTTGCCTTGCCAGTCTCGGCCCTGTATCGATCCTTGAATGCTGTCTTGTGACCTTTAGGCGCACCATTAAAGGCTTCCGTAACATCTTCATCTGACATGCTACAGACGTATTCTAAAAACTCTAATGGCTTACCTTCATTCAGCTTTGCTAACACAGCTTCGTATAAATCCCTAGCGGCATCTGGGTCTGGTGCTGCTTGTGGCAGATCCTCACCAGCGTATATGTAAGCACCCAGTCCATGCATTGATAGGCCCTTAGTCAAGCACCTCATTTTAGCGGTGTTGATCTGGAAGGCATTAGGATTGGCAACTGCATTGTTGCGGTGATCCATAACGGGCAACCACATCTCATGGTTGATGTTATCGATTGTGACAACACAGTGTACCGTCATCGTTTCATCTTTGTGGATCTCATTATCCAGGAAAGCATAGGTTGCTTCTGGGTAATGTTGTTTGGTGACAGCCCATGCCCAAGCCCATGATAGGTAGGTTAGATTGCCTTTGCGTTCAGTGTGCTCATTAACATTAATTGAGCTTAATGTATTCCATACACTCATCGTATCTCCCCTCTTGTTCTGCTAGTAAAGTTTCTAGTTTGTCTGCAATAATTTGCAGTTCATTCACAACGTCTTCGTCCCACACGAAGCTGCGTCGATTCTCATACCGACGAGCGCAGGTAGCACTCGCCTGTAGCGATAGTATCCAGTCCGGTATCATCCTCCTGCCCTCACTGCAATTATAGCATCTTGAAGATAAGCATTGTTCTCCTCGGCTTCAGCTTGCATGTGCTCATTCCAGCTATCTTCGTGCTCCAGCATCTCCTCACTCAGTTTATCGAGTATGGGATGTAGGTTCTGGAAGAACGATACTGCTTCTGGTGACAGGTGATACCCGCGCCTGACTAATCGTGCAACCTCAAACATCCAATCTTCGAGGTCGCCTACTAACGTTTCTACTTCTTTTTGTTCCATAAGATTTACTCTGCTTGCTGAATGAAACTAAACAATATGCCATACTAATTCGTGTGTCAACTTGTTTTTGTAAATAATTAATGGTAGAGTGCATGTATTGTTTAATCAAATAGGGGCACAACGTGAAAGAGTTAGAACTAAAGTCATTCCTGGCACTGACCCAGCAGACTAATCATGGACTGGCCATGAAGCTAGGTATCAGTCCACAGAAGATGCACGCATGGAAGAAGCGTGACGATTGCTTTGTCAAGTTCGGTGACAACTGGGTTGTAACTGAGATCAATCTTAGGATAGAAAAGAGAGTGTATTAAAAAGGCCCACCGAAGTGGGCCGTGGGAGTGCCGTGAGGGGAACGGCGGG